TCACAACTCAGAGAATTTTTAGATAAAATGACTAAACAGGCAATGCTTGAAAGACAACAAGCAGAAAATGATGCAATGTTTGAGGTATTAAGCAAAATACCTGTTAAAATTTATATTGGTTAGAACATATGGCTCTATTTGGTGGACATCGCGATGCTAAATTTTTAGCAGCTATAAACGCAGAATTATTGAATGCGGTAATTGACACTGAAATAGAAATTTTCAAATTAAACATAGAACAAAGTGATTCAAATTTATACGGAGAATCTGAGAATAAAACTTTTTATGATTCTATATTATTACCTTGTTTAATAACAAAAGAAGATAAAACATCAAGCCAAGACGATTACGGACATACATATACTCGTACAGCACAATTTGCTATATCCAGAGATATTTTGGTACGAGCAGACATATATCCTGAAGTTGGAGATGTGATACTTTGGGACAATGAATATTATGAACTAGACAATGTAGATGCTAATCAGTACTTTGCAGGTAAAAATCCTGAAACTTGGCCGAATGGTAGCAACCATGGTTATAGTGTTTCTATAGTAGTTGATGCACACGCAACTCGTCAAGTGCCAATTGGAATACGAAATTTAAGATTTGGAAGTGACGGCAAAAAATATGCACATAAAGGACATTAATGCCAAGATATAACAGACAAAATATCGATCGTAAAACTAATAAACCATCTCCTATACGTACAGAAGGAATAGGACCTGATCAGATTTTAAACAGAGCTGATCAAGTGAGACGAGATGATGATATATTTCGTACACCTAAACGAACAATATATGATATTGATTATGCAATAAAATGGTTTATAGACAACGAGATTCAGCCGCAAATTAAGTTTCAAAAAGAACTTGTAAATGTCCCGGTTATATTTGCGAACGGCGAAAAATGGGATAATGTGCAGCGTTTAGGATATATACGAGATGAAAAAGGAATGCTTCAATCTCCACTCATCATGATTAAACGAGGAACTGTACAAGAAAGAGAATCATTAAAACATCTAGATCAAAACAGAGAAGCTGCTGGTAATAAAAGAGTGTATCGAAATCGATATAACAAAAGAAACAGGTACGAAGATCAATTATGGCCAATGCCATTAACAGAGCCGGCGAATTCACAAGAATTTCTAGTTATTGATATTCCTAGATACATAACAGTAAGCTATGATTTGATGATGTGGTGTGATTTTACTACTCAAATAAATGAATTAACAGATCAATTCATGTCATATGCTCGTATGGCGTGGGGTAATGAAGAAAATCGTTTTGTAACATATTACGGCAGTATTAGTTATGAAACTGTTAATACAGTAGGAGAAGACAGATTAGTCAGAGCAACATTCAATTTTAAACTAGCAGGATATTTACTCCCAGATACTTTCAAAAGGGAAACTCAAGCAAGAAACAAAGAGTTTACTCCTTCTGAAATAGTTATAACCACTGAAACTGTAAGAACTATTGATAATCTCTACGACTGATCTAGATGCCCGCTAATAAACTCATATACGGACAAGGAAGAGAACCTAAAGCATTTGAATTTGCTATTGGGGAAATTGTAATTAACGTAGATGATAAAAGGGTATTTTCAAAAGATAAACGAAACGTAGTATTTGAATTAGTAGGAAATTTTGAAGACGCCCCTGCTTACAGAACAGCATCTATTAGTAGCAGATTTGCTAGTGCCTCTTTGACAGGGGTTATGACGGCTTCGTTTAACACGGATTTTTTAACAGGTAGTAATACTAGTATTTTTACACAAGAATTAGAAGAAGGTGATGTTATATTAATCACTAGTGCTTCTTATGAAAGTTATCACACTATATTAACTGTTCACAACGATCACAGTGCTTCTTTTACTCCTATTTACATTAGTAGTGATATTTCTGGATCAGATTTTGTTCGTACTACTGTTAATTTAAGTAACCAATTAACAGCTTCTTTAGATAATTATAATTTAATAGTCTCAGGAGGTACAGGTATTCAGATTACTACGGGGTCTGAGGAAAATTCAATGATTATCACTGCTACGGGTGAATCAATAGCTTTTGTAGATGCTGAAAATATTGTAGGAGACTTATTTGCTTTAAGTGATGGTAACCAGCAGGGACAAGTTACATTTGATCCTAACTCTATACCCGCAGGGGGCATTTTAAGTGCAAATACTGTAAATTTAAGTACTATCGGTACTCCTACTTTTACCAGTGTTACAACTACAGATTTCGTTAAAACTGATAGACTATCTGCCGATCAAATTACTAGTGAGGGGGTTACAAACACAAAATTAGTTTCGTTAGTTACTTCAAGTACAGGTAATCCCGTAATTACTATTTTTAAAAATGGTGGTTTAGGAGTCAACGAAGTTGAAGTAGGTACTGGTACCCAAACCAATGAAACATATCTTAGTGTATACGGTGATGTAAGAGTTCGCAGAAACATTACAACTAATAGAACCACCGTAGGTGACAATTATGGCTATATTAGTGCTAGTGGTTTACTATACGCCTCTGCTTCCGACGATTCAATAGGTGATAAAAAAGATGTAGTATACGATGAATCTTCGGGACGCTTTTATGTTACTGGTGCCTATGCAGGTAATTTAGGCGATATTACTATCGAAGGTGTTAACCAAAATGCTTATTCAACTGCATCAATTTTAGGATCTGGAGCCCAACTTACTGCTAATAATATAGTAGATAATTTAATATTCGAAGCAGGCCCTAACATTTATATTTCTACTGGTTCAGGTGGAAACAGCATTTATATCACTGCTAGTGGAACAGGACTTGGTGGAGGTGATGGATACATAGGAGATGTACAAACTCACACTGCAGGTGGAGAATTGAATATGAATTCATTCGATATAACTAATGTTGATCACTTAGAATTCAATAGTGGGGCTTATGCTCACCATTCAGACCCTGATAATGGCTCTACTGATAGAAATAATTTTATTCTTGTAAACCCAGCTGGGGGTATTCAGGTTAAACATAGAAAATCTCACTCATTTGATATCGCTAATTTACAACCTTCAGGCTTTACAGGAACTGATAATGACCAAATAGCTAGTAAATTAAGATTAGTTACTAGAAGAACAGGTATTCAAGCTAATGAGCCCTTAGGTAAAATTTCTTTTACTTCTATTATTGAAGATTTTAATAATTTTAATGCTAGCGGAGTAGACGTAGCTAAAATTCAAGCCATAGCAGACGATGATTCAGATAATGATGGCGCTAATCCCCATGGTCCTACTCGCTTAGAATTTTGGGTTAGACCTAGTAGTTCAGCCGACAACGAACTGCGAATGACCTTAACCCCTGACAGTGGAACCCTATTTGCAGGAAACGTCAGTGCAAGTGGTATTTTAATTTTATCTGCCTCAGATTCTGTTCTTGCCGTTGAAGGTGGTCTTATGTATTCAGCGTCAAATGCTTTTTACCTAGGATTTAACGACGATATTTCATTAGCTGGATTCCCATAATATTTATATACAAAACACTACGTTATGAAATTTGCAAATTTAAAAAGAAAACTCAAAGCCGAAGAAGAACCTACTATTCCTACAGTTGAACTTACTAAAGAAGAATGTTTAACTATTTTAAGTTTAGTAGTAGAAAGTAACATTAAAATCAAAGACATACAACATGTTTACGATTTAATCTATAAGCTTCAAGAGTTTATTCAAAAAGATCAATAATTATTAATATATGGCTAACTGGAAAAAAGTAATCGTATCTGGCTCTAATGCTGAGCTTAGAGATGTCAGCGCTAGTACCGTAAACTATGAGGGGGGTCTTGAAAACATGCTCTCAATTACAGCTAGTGGTTTTTGGCACGGTTATTTACCAGAAAATGATACTTTAGAGTATATAGTTGTATACGATGATACAGACGGGAGAATGTATATACAACATCAAGGTGATTCCCTTGCTTTGGGGACAAATTAATTTAAAACTACAATAGATGGCTAATTGGAAAAAAGTAA